GGCACTAGCAAAGGTCACATCAGCAGAACCTGTAATAGCTTCACCAAGTGCGTCATTACCTAAGTTATTATTAGTTGTTGTGCCCCATGTACCGGACTGCTCACCCGTTCCTATGAGTTCTATTTTTAGTGCTGAATAGGTGCTTGCCATGATTTAATCCTTTTAATATTTACTATATTATACTTTGTTTTGCTTGGTAATTCACCTAAACCTTCTAGTACTTGGTTAGTTTCGTTAATTGTTAATTCTAATTTAATGTCTGCCATTTTTACTCTCCTTAGCCTTATAAAATTTTATACCAAATTGGTAATGTATATCTTTCGCCTTTTAGTATTGGTTCAACACCATGAATATATTTATTCCCATCAAAAATTATAGTTCTTCCTGATTTTGGTTTAATTTTTGTTCCATCATGCATAATAGTACATCCACCATCAAAATTTTCATTTAAATATGTTATTGATGTTAATGTTGTTTTCTCGGACGCTTTATCAAGATGGTAAGATTGCCAACTATCACAAGGCCATCTAACTATTTCGCACCAATCTATAACATTTAAATCAAAATATTTTTTTGTTATTTGTTCAATTTTTGTAGAAATTTTTAATGCATTGCTTTTATCATCTATAATATTATTTATGTTAAGCGGGTAAACTACAGGATTACCATGTGTATGCGCATACTGTTTATTTTTTTGATAAATTTCTATCAAATTATTACATTCATCACAGCTTAAAATATTGTCCAATATTAGTATCATTTATATAAGTTAATTTTTTTTAAATTATTCATAAAATGTATACCACCCTGTCGCTATATATTTATCACAAGAATATACAGGATTACCTCTATGGGTGTGTGTAAAAGAAGCAGGGAAAATACAAACTGTACCCGCTTTTGGTTGTATCCTTAATCCTTGCCATAAAAATTCTGTTTCACCTTCTCCAATTGGTATGTCATTTAAATATATTGTCCAAGCAAGAATTCTACTTCCATTTATTTTACTAGTTTGTTCACAATGCCAAACATGATAACCACCTCTTGGAGGTGTTTTTTGTAATTTTATATCTAATGATGTAGCATTTAGTTGTCTTATAATCCAAAATTCCTCTGCATATAAGGCTATGCATTTATTTAATGCGTCATTAATTATAGTAACTATGTTATTTGATTTATCTGAAGCCAAATAAAATTTTTGATAGTCATATCTTTCCATTTTATCTCGGAAAAATTGAGTGCTACCATTATAATCAACTTTATTTTCAAGATCATTCTCAAAAAAATTAACAATGTTTTTACATTCTTCTTTAGATAAAATATTTTCATAAACACCAATAAATTGATTATGCGTTATTTTTATATCGTTCATTTATATAAACCAAGTAACAATTGAATATCTTGTGTTTTTTGTAACAGGTATTACTTCGTGAGGATACATAAAATTAGAGGGAAACATTAAAGCATCTCCTTTTTCTAATTTATATACTAATTCTCTATTAAAAAATGCAAACTCTCCGCCTTCAAAATTATCATTTAATATAAATGAACAAGATACGGCTCTTGGTCTAGCTTTAAAAGAATCTGTATGCTCTTTATAAAAGCACCCTTCAGGATATTTTAGTAATTCATATCCACTATCCTCTTCAATGTGGCAATGTGGAAACTTAGCATTATATTCTTGTATACATTTAGAAGCACCATCAAATATAGCATTGTCTAATTTGTGTCTTACTTCACTATTTTTTTGTATAACATGCGGATAAGTTATAACTATAGTTTCACAGTTTCTTACATTTTTATTTACCTTACCTGACCCAACTTCAGTATCTACCCACTCATCACTATTTATAAACTCATTTAATATCTTGTCGCATACTTCGTAGCTTAATGCATTTTTTACTACATAAATATAATCTTCTAGTTTATTATGTTGCATATTTATTTTTTAAACTTGTCAAAATAACACATCCAATTTTCACCACGACCTCGCACATAATGCAAAAATACTTGTCCGTATTCTTGACCCTGAAATTTATCACGCCAATGCTCTGAAATCATACCTAAATAAATAACAGCTTGACCTGATTTTAAACTATATGAAACTTGTTCACCATTAGGCTTTGTAAACCAAATTGGCCACTCTGTTCCATCGCTATCTAAATGTAGTGTTACACTTACTTCACAAGCATGTCTATCTTTGTGTTTTTCTAAAACTTCTTGGTTTGCATAAATACGAGCATAACTATATGTTGGAAACATCGGCTGTTCTAAAACTTCAGACATAAAAGGTATCTTGTCTATAAGAAGCTCTACAAACCACCTAAAATCATACATAGCTAAAGACTTAGGGCATTGGCTATCGCACGCAAATGCTTGAGGATTCTTAGTTGCCTCGTCTTTAAAATATTTATAAAGCTCTTTTGCTTTTTCTTCAGTTATAAAATTTTCAATAACTAAATAGTTATTATCTAGTAATTGTTGCTTTAAGCTCACTTTTTATACAGCGGTCCAAACTTCTTGTGGCAATGTTGGCCAATTAATATCTCCTGCTACTGGATTAAGTGCATATTGTCTAACGGCGTTTCTGTAAGTTACAAAATCATTTACGTTAGACAAATATGGATTACTTTTTGTAGGATCGCTTACATCAGGAATTGTTGTCCAATCAGTTTGTTGTAATAATCCTATAGCTGTTTGTTTATTATCTTCTGCTGTTGGTGGGCTAGGTGGAACAGGGGTATTAGATTCAGTCCATTTAGCTAAACAACAGTCAACCCAACTAGGCAACGCTGTAATATCTTCGTTTTGTTTATCCCAAAACTCTATCCAACCTGATGTTTCTTGCCATTGTAAAGCTCTTACATTAGAAGGAATTGCACAAGATGATAAATCAAGGCCTATATATCCAACCTCATCCTTTTTTACATTTCCATCTACAGGTATAATTGTTAATAACATTTTTTACTCCTTGTTTTTTAATAATATTGGTTTATCGTCATCTTTTATGTCTGTTAATCCAGTTGCTACTCCGGCCGTGTGCAATAAAATTTGCTGGCTAGTCTGATTTGCTTTAACCATTTCATTTCTAAATGATTCAACAGCGGCACCTGTTGATCTTTGTTGTCCTGAATTTTCTATTAATAACATAGGCATCCAAGCAATAGCGCATTGATACTCATCTACTTGATTTCCCGTGTTTGTATCATATCCTTGCACTCTAGTAAACCAAGCACATTGTAGCCCTATACAGTCTTTTTTTATAAGCGGACAATATGTTCCATTTTTTAATTGCATTCTTACGCGTCCTTGGTCGCTCTAATTACGTCTACATACTTTACGGCTAGATTAATAGCATTACCAGTAAAGGTACCCGTACCAGAAGTAAATGAGAATGGGTGATCATGTGAACCACCACCACCTGTATTGTTAGTAGGTGCTGTGATTTGAGCTGCTGTACCTGTTTGCGGACCAACTGCAATACTTGGAGTATTGTTATTTGGATTTTGACCATTAGTAGCAGTATGATTGTGGCTTGGTATCTGTGGTGTAGTCAATGTCGTTGCACCTGCTGTACCTACCACAGCAGTAATAGCCACAGAACCTGTTGGTGTTTGTGAAGCAAATGCTGTAGTAAAGCCTTGAGAACCACCTGTGGACGCTGAACCACTAACCACACGCAGAGCAGCGTTATCTTGATCTGTTAGTTTAGTAAATCCTGTAGGTGCGGCTGTTTGTCCAAAAATCATAACCGTACCTGCGGGAATTGTAGTTCCGCCCGGCGCAGGAACAGAAGAAACCCAAGTTGTACCATTTGCAGTCAACACATTACCGTTGGTGCTAGGAGATACAAACTGAACAGCACTTGTACCGTTACCTAGCAATACATTGTTTGTTGTTAATGTAGCAGCGCCTGTACCACCATCCGCGACTGGAAGCGGGGTAACTAAATCAAGTGCTGGAGATGTAATCCCTGTTGTTCCGTTAAGTGTGATAGTCATGTCTAATCCTTATAATAATTACTAATCAGCCGTTGCAATGATAAAGTCATAATATTTTACAGCTAAATTAATAGCACTACCCGTAAATGTACCTGAAGCTGAGCTAAACGAGAATGGGTGGGTATGCGAACCATCACCACCTGTAGAAGCTGTAGGTGCAGTTAAAGTACTACTTCGATTATTCTCAGGAGGGACGCCTGTGGTACCAGGCGATTGGAAACCAAATGATGCATGAGTATGGCTAGGAATTTGTGGAGTCGTCAATGTCGTTGCGCCCGCACTACCTGATACAGCAGTAATAGCCACAGAACCTGCTGGGGTTTGTGATGCAAACGCTGTTGTAAAGTCTACTGAACCGCCGTTAACTACTGATCCTGTTACTAAACGCATAGCACTATTATCAATGCCTGCTGTTGTATCTTTAGTCCAACCTGTAGGCGCTGCTGTTTGTTGGAAAGACATTCTAGTACCTGATGGAAATCCAGCAACTCCAGTAGCGGTAACTACAACTATGCCGGACGTTGCTGGCAAAGTTAATGTGGTTGTCCCTGATACTGCGGGAGCTGCTAGTGTTACTGTGCCAGAGGTGTCTCCAGCTATGACTACTGATGACATAATGTCTCCTTAAATTGTTTGAGTGCTAAATAGGTGCTTGCCATAATCTAATCCTTTTAATATTTACTTTCTGCAAATACGTTTACAAATACTGTGTCATCTTCTAACGCTTCTATTTCATGCCATTCACCACCAGGTAAATTAAAAGCTCCACTATGTTTATCAATAATTTTTTCTTTGCCTTCTAATCTTATAACACATGATCCATTATGACAAATAGTAGCATGGCTGTAACTGTGACTATGCTTTGGCAATCCAAAACCTTTGCTTGCGTGAAACACATTAATTTGTGCGCCATCATAAGTAAAGCTATGTTTAATTGAAGCAGCTTCAACCATTATATTTCTTGTGTGCCCCTTGTTGTTGGTTGATCCGCTGATTTAGGATCTACAGGAGGTGGTAGTGGAAAGTCCTTAAATGTGTTATCACTTGGGTCAAACCACTTACTGTCTGCTACAAAGTCATCAGCACATTCTACCCACATGTGATCTGGAGCTGGTTCAAAAGGAATAGAATCCACAACATCAGCACAACGATAGCCCTGTTCTCTTGGTTCATTTCTACATACTAATGTATATTTCATTATGTAATTTCCTTGTTAAAAAACGGTCTTCCTGTATATTCAATTTTAGCATCATCAAAGAATTCTTTAATGCAATTTACGCACTCAGGTATTTCTTCATCTGACACATTATATTTTTCTTTTACAAAATTAACTAGCCCTTGATCTTCATACATCTTGTAAGGTGCAGTTAAATCTTTAAAACTAAAACTCCACATAGCGTCTGTTGGCTTGTGAGCAATAGTCATAATCTGTTCTTTTAGTTCATCACCGCTTAAAGCATGGTAATAACAATGCCAAGGTGAGTCTACGCTTGAGTAAACTTTTTTAGCTTTTAATGCGAGTTCTGTAGCTTTAGAGTATGCCATAATTAATATTCAAAGATGACGATGCCACCAGCGCCTGCTCCGCTAGACACATTTCCTGCATCAGTCATACCAGCTGATCCTCCGCACCCATAACCTACACCAGCTTGACCTGACCTATTACCATAAGAAACAGTTGTATAAGCTCCATATCCTCTAGCGGGGACACTAAATAAAGCCGAAACACCACCGTTACCAGCAAAACCCAAAGCAGGACATTCATTATAAAATGCTGGCCCTCCAGTCCCACCTGATACATTAATATCTCCATTAGAACCAGATCCTCCAGCTCCACCCTCTACACGAGCATTGGCAGATCCTAAGTTTGGCCCACCTGCTCCCCCTGTAGCGGTTAAAGTAGTAATCGTTTGTGTTCCACTAGCTACTGTAGAAGATGCCCCCGAAGATCCAGCATTACCTGAAGTTCCTGCATTACCTCCACCACCTCTAGTTACTGTTAATGTATTTCCTGGCGTAAGTCCTGTAAGATATTTAATAACAGTTCCTGCCCCACCCCCTGCCGATGCTGGTACATTGCTTTGAGAGGCTGCACTATATGCGGCAGCACCTCCGCCACCACCTGTCATACTCACTTTAACTACAGTTTTGCCTGTAGGAATAGTAAATGTTCCGTTAGCTGTAAATACTGTTGTGCCGCCAAGACCACCGCCTGCAGCAGTTTGGAATTCTAAAGCGGTAGCTCCAGCGTTAACTGCTAATACTTGATTAGCTGTACCAATAGTTGTTAAGCCAGTACCCCCTCTAGTAGTAGAAAGTGCTGTGGTAAACCCTGTAAGATCAAAATCCCACGAAGCTGCTGATGTTCCAGAAGTTAATATACAAGTTATAGTAGCCGTTGTATTAGCTGTAATAGTTCCTACTAAGTTAGCACCAGATGAATTTACTGTTAAAGATCCAGAAGAATTATTATGTATTGTAAATTGCTGACCTTGAGTCATCGTAGACGCTACAGGTAGTACAATAGTCTGGGTAGTTGAACCTGTAAAGAATTGTGTTGCTGTGCTAGATACAGTAAGTGTTGTGGTGCCTGCAGCTGTAGCTGTAGTAGTGTAGCCTAATGTAGCGATAGTAGCGGCAGCCAATGAAGTGGCGCCTGTTCCACCTTGAGCTATTGTTACTACAGAACCTGCATTTAAAACAGCATTACCTCCAACAGTCATTGTGCCTGTAACGGCTACTCCACCTGAGGTAAGTGCCAATACTGTAGAGCCATTACTTTGTAAATTTAAATTAGCTGTGCCATCAGCAGTTTGGATTATGGCTGCTGGACTTGTACTTGCGTTTATGGTTGATGCCATTTATTTTCCTTTATAATATAACATAACGTGAACTAGCAGGAACTGTAAACGTTACACCAGAATTAATGGTGACTGGTCCTATACTCATAGCGTTAAAGTTTGTTTGTATTGTATAGTTAGATGACACAGTAGTAGCGTTTTCAACTACACCATTACTTGCTGATATTTGTGGTGCAATCGCTGTGCCATTAGCATCTTGGTAAACAGCTTTTTCAGCGGGGTAAGTAACAAATACACTTTTAGTACCTGCACTAAAGTTTACTAAAGCACCAGCATTGCTAGACTCTAATACAATATCACGAGATAAAGTAGTGCCTGATAGTGTATATGTACCTATGCCTACTTCGAATTGTGAACCCGCAGCAATAGTATAATATGTAGTATTAGCGTCGCCTATAACAGAAAAACTTTGGAATCCTGTCACTGCTCCTGCTAATGTTATAGTCCCTGTACCTGTCGTAGTAGTGGTTTCTTGTACTCTATCTTTAACAACTAATGCCATAATAACTCCTTTACGCTGCTATTAACACCCAACTTGGTGTTTGTGATGTATTTATTATACCCCAATTCGGATTACTTAATGTAGCTGTGCCACCGACTAAAGTTAGCGTTCCCCTTGCTGGCGTAATTATTTTACTCTGTGTTACATTTGGTGCGATGCCTGTTAATGTTACCGTACCTACGCTTGGTGTAACTACATTACCCGTTACTACAATACTTGGTGCGGATCCTACTAATACGGCGCCACCTGATGGTGTTATTATTTTACCGCTTGCTACGGTAGGCGCTATTCCTACAATGTTAATAGATCCAACACCTGGTATTCTAGCGCTATCTGTTCTTGGTGCTATGCCTGTTACATTAATAGATCCAGTGCTTGGAACTGACTGAACACCTACATTTATATTAGGTGCCACTCCCGTTATAGTTACTGCGCCTACAGATGGCGTAATTACTCGACTACTTATTACATTAGGCGCTATGCCTGTGGCTACAGTTGTTCCTACACCTGGGATAACTACGGTACCCCTTAAAATACTAGGCGCATTACCTGTTATGGTTACGGAACCCGTTGCCGGTTGAGAGAATTTACCTTGTACTGCTTGAGGTGCGTGTCCAGTAAATATTAAGTCATTAGCTGCAGGGGTTCTTATAACATTAGTTAATAAACTAGGTGGTTGACTTGCAAGTACTACACTTCCAACCACTGTAACAACTAATTGACCTACAATTGCAGTGCTGACTTGTCCTGCTATACTTACGCTACCAACAGACGGCGTAATAATTCTATCTTGTCCAACAATAGGTGCTGCGCCTGTTATAGACACACTGCCCACTGCTGGTGTAATAATTGTATTAGATAATAAACTAGGTGCTACACCTGTTACAGTTACGCTTCCTACCGCAGGGGTTATGTTATTACCACTAATTAAAGCAGGGGCTACACCTGTCAATATTAAAGCCCCAACTGCTGGGGTAATAATATCGTTTTCTGATACAGTTGGTGCTGCGCCAGCTAATACTAAAGCCCCAACTGCTGGGGTAATAATATCGTTTTCTAATACGGTTG